AAAGGTTAAAAAGCGCAACCTGTACAAAGAGAGGGCGAACGCTCAGGAGTTACGGGAGATGATAGAAGCAACCTTTCCAGACAAAGGAACGGCTGACGCTAAGAGGAGAAATGCGGTCGCTAGAGGAGTTGCTGGGACAAAATGGCTGGTGATAGTACCAGCAGTGTGTTACAGGGGCTATACATTCAAGGACGTTATAAACCATCTGTGGGCGCAATCACGGGATATGGAAGATGAATTGGCTTACAACATTGACTTTAATAAAAACAGAGAAGAAGAAATAAAATAATATGTATTCACAATCATACGCTAGTGCCATTGTTATGATGGCTTCGGGATTATCCGCAATTTTCCAGCTTGATCTGGATGAAGGATATATTACAGAGGTAGTGCAGGCTGTACTTGTGCTTGTTGGACTGGCAATTAACTTACGAGAAAGATTTAAGAAGGGTGGGGTATCAGCCCTTGGACTGAAAGGATAAAAGGTTTTCAGAATCCATTAAGGATCGACTGGAGAGTGCCATCTGGTCGGATGTGATGGAAAGAAGAATCTTTACAGTTTTGAACAACCGAAAATATCTCAGAACTTTATCTTTTCTCTTACTAGGCTTGAACAGACTACGCCAAGACAGCAATCTGAATCGAGCCTAGAGGTGAGTTGATAAAAAAAAATTATGGCTTATACAACAGTTTCAAAAGTTAGAATAGAATCTGGTTTTGTAGGAAATACAAATGTAGCAGATGAAACAATCCGCAATTATATCGCTAGAGCAGAAAGCGAGATTGATAGCGAAATTGGAGATCGTTATACACTGCCACTTCCAACATTCTACAAAAATCAAATTGTCTTTTCTGGAACGGGATCAGGTTCAGACACGTTAACCGTCACCATTAAAGGAGAGGACTATGATGTTGCTATCACAAGCGGTTTAACCGCCTCACAAGCAGCGGATTTGTTTAGAAAGGCTGCTGCTAGTAGCTCAGACTTCGTATTATTCGAGGAATTGGGCGCAGGAGAGACGGTAACAATGTATTCAGCAAACCAAGACGAGGATGATTTGGACGTGACAATTACATCAACAGACCCTCAAACGGTGGCAGGAATTACAGCAACGGGCGGTACAGTGACGGGCGTGGGTGTAAAAATCGTTGAAATCCTAGCAACTGGAATGGCTGCCGCGTATCTTCTTATCCAAGAGTACGGACCCGAAGCACAGGACACAGACAAGGACGGATTTAAGAAGCTGGCGTTATACCACAAGCTAAAGGTGCGAATACAAAATGGCGAGGAGAAGCTGTATGACTATTCAAAAACAGAGCTTCCAACATCAGACACAAAGGAATTGACGTTTTACCCAACGGAAGCAAGCAGAACAGATGACACAGACCCAACAGCAAACCAATTTACAATGAATGAACTTTTCTAGTATGTCTTTCACAATAGAAATTGATGGAGATCAGAGAATTGTGCAGAAGCTTGGGAGCCTTAACACGCTGGTTAAAGACCCACAGCAGCAATTAACAGAAACGGGTGACTTGTTGATACAGGAATTTGAAGACAACTTTCCAGTGGAAGGTAAAAGGCTAGAAAGTCCTTGGCAGGAACTAACAGCGGAAACAATAGCGCAGAAGATTAGGATGGGGTACGGAAGCAAGGGTATTCTTGAAAGAACGGGCGCATTGAAGAAGGCATTTACAAAATCAGTATCAAAACTGAAAGTGACGGTCACAAACACTGCAACTTATTACAAGTATCACCAGCTAGGCACAAAATACATTCCAGAGCGCACAATAATCAAAAGCACGGAAAGAATTAAGCAGGACATTATAGAGATATTTAATAAAGCCATACAAGAAAAACTAAAATAATATGAATGAGATACTAGACCAACTAAGATCGACATTCGCAACGGCTTTTAGTGCGTCATTCACGACGTATTTCAAGGGGAAACAAGAAATTCCAGCTCAAGATGATTTGCCAATTCTGATGGTGTACCCCGTTTCTACCAACCAGACACACAGCGGAACGGTAAGAGATGATGTAAAGTATAATATAGGGGTAGAGATACAGTTAAACATGAAGCAGTATTTTGACAGCGTGAATGGTCAGGGGACAAAACTAGACGCGCTAGAAGCACTGATGAAGCTAGTAGAAGAAAGAGAATCGGACGGCGATCTAAAAACATCAACAGTAATGGGGATTATCAATGCGAACATCGCAATCAGCAATAAGGTGCTGTATACGGATAACCTGAATGTAAATTACGACCCCTATTATAATAAAGGTGAGTTTCCAACCGTAAAGGCAACCGTAACATTTACTGCTCATGATAGACCCAATAGAACTTAAAAATTAACAAAACTTTATGTCAAAAGATTTTGAAGTCAAAAAGTCAGTGGACGAGGACGGCACAGAGCGAGTGACGATTGTCCACGGAAAAACCTCGAAAAAAGAGGAAGAAAAAGAAATTAAAAAAGAAGATAAATAACTAATCTATGTCAAGTTCAACAACATACAGCAAACTAGGATACTTGATGTTAAAGAAGGAAACGACTGCTGGAACGGCGGTATACCCAGATACAGGTATTGAGCTTCTTTCTGAAAGCATTGAGGTCAACTGGAACTTTACCGCAGCAAACACAATTGCAGGCAATCGTTCTAAAAACCTAAGACCAATTCTTAACCGTGTAGAAGCTCCAACAGGTACAATTACAGTGCTTGTAGAGCCGAACACAGTAGGGCATTTCTTAACTGGGCTATTTGGTGAGGCAACAGACAGCACACTAGCAGCAGGAGAGTCATTTCAGCATGACTTTGAGCCATTAAACACGCTGGAAACATACACAATGGATATCAAGGTTGCTAACGAGAACTATGTAAAGCGTTACTTTGGTGTTCGCGTCGCTTCTGTATCACTCACAAATGATGAGAACAAACTCAAGATGGAAATTGAGGTAATTGCAGAAAAGGCATTTACAAACGCCCGAGTTACAGTGGCAGTTGGTTCAGGAACAGCACTTTCAATCGATCAAACATCTGGTATTACCACAAGCGACACAATCATTGTATTGGACGCAGATAACTTGGATACAGAGATTGCAGAATACACAATTGCAGCCGTTGTAGACGAAACAACACTTACCGTATCAACAATTAGTGATTCGCTAGGAGTTGATGATGTGGTTGTTATCAAGAAGCAAACACCAACCTATGACTTATCAAACGAGTTTATTTGGAGCGGTGGTGCAGACGTTGAAATCGCAAACGGTGACAATGGAGTACAAAACCTAAGCGCAAAGAGCAACTGTGAATCATTTGAGCTTACTATCGTGAATGATCTTGAGCCTAGATGGTCAGCAACAGGGACAGACGTTATCGACCGCTTCCCAGCAGACGTTCTTGTAAAGGGTGTAGAAGTAACTGGTTCATTCAGCCAATTCCACACAAACCCAGAATTCTTAGATATGTTACGAGAGAATGAAAAGGTAACACTACGATTCCGTTATAAGGGTTTATCAGCACTTAACGGTGACGTGGCAGCAGCAGCAACAGGAACAGTTGAAACAGACGGTGTGGGAACAGTCACAGCAACAGTAGATGCCGCAGGTGAAGCAGGAAATGACTATGCAATCATTGTAGAGCAGGGTACTGGTGCATTGTCAGCAGCACTTTCAGGAAAACTAATCACTGTTACTCTTGCATCAGTTGCAGGAAACAACACAACAACACTTGTTGCGACAGCGATTAACGGTCTATCAGGAATTACATCATCTGACACTGGTGCAGACTTAGTAACAACAACAGACAACCCAGATAAGATTGACTTTGCAGGAGGTCGTGACGCAAACGAAGTAGAAATGATCCGCTTCGACCTACCAAACGTGCGATTCCAACCATTTAACGCAAAACTAGAAGAAGACGCTATTGTAAATGAGGAAATCAGCTTTACTGCTTTCCGTGATGATGAGGACGAGCGAGAAGTACAGGTGCGATTGCGTAATGCAGAAGCCGACTACTAGTAGTCCATAGGGGTGGGGGTGTTTCAAAGTGTGTTCACCCTCCCCCTATTGGTATAAAAAAACAAAAACACACTAGTTGAGTATTAAAAACACACATTTTATGTCAAAGTTCATTGACGAAAAGCAACTAAAACAAATTGATCTTGGTGATGGTGAGTGGGTAAAAATCCCAGAGAAAATCTCATACGGAACGATTGCAGACTTCGGTGGTGTTGACGGCACGGACATTGAGAAAACAACAAAATTTCTTATCACCTTTATTAAGGAGTGGAATCTAAAAGACGGTGACGGCAACGTACCAGAAGTAACTGAGGATAATGTTAAAAGATTAGATGTGGGTACTATCAGGACAATCATGGAAGGAATCATGCCGCTTATTACAGTCGAAGGAAAAAAATTCAAGCCCTCCGCCTCGCAGTAAAAGGTAAGGGGGGAGCGATTGAAGATTATATAGATTTCAAGATGAGCAAGGAATTTGGTTTAGACTGGAGAAAATACGAGGCAAAAAGAATGTCAAAGTTTCTTTTCCTCATGAGATTTGAGGGAGAGGAATCAAAGAACAAGACAAAAAACAATCAACCAAAATTTAGACCGTCTTATGGCAAACGAAAGTCTTGACATTGTAGTCAGCTTAATAAACGAAGCCTCAGCAGAACTAGAGAGAATTCAGGGTGACTTAGGAGAGCTTGGAAATCAAGCTGATGAAGCAAATGAAAAAACCGCACTTCTATCAGAAGACATGAAGCGTGGCTTCGCTATTCTTGGTACAGCGGTTGCTGGTGCTACGGTTTTTATTGGTAAATTCTTGATTGAATCCGCTGGAGCATTTGAGCAGACGGGAATTGCATTTGAAACAATGCTTGGAAGCGCAGAAGCAGGACAAGAAATGCTAGAAAAACTAGCAGATTTTGCTGCTAAAACACCTTTTACACTTGAGGGGGTTGAGAGCAGCGCAAAAC